TTCCGCTCCGCCGAAACCTACAACGGCAGCATCAACGCCTATATGTGGCCCGATGAATGGTACCAGTGCGACGGCTATCGCAGCCCTACCGGCCTGGAAGGCATGCACATCGGTCAGCAGACCCGTGCGGCCTTTGGCTTCTGCTACCGCACTGAAGTTGGCAACGACACCGGCAACGAGGAAGACGACGGCTACGTGCTGCACCTGGTGTATGGTGCCACCGCCAGCCCCAGCGATCAGGAGCACGACACCATGAACGACAACCCCGACGCTGTGGAGTTCAGCTGGGACTTTGAGACCACGCCCGTTAAGATGTCCACCGCGCTGACCAAGAGCAAGCCCACCAGCTACATTGAGCTGGAGAGCCTGAAGCTGGGCGAAGCCAAGATGACTGCCATCGAGAACGTGCTGTACGGCTCCAACACTGCGGATGCTCGTCTGCCCCTGCCCGATGAAGTTGCCTCCATCCTGGCCAGTGCCTGATTTTATCAAAACTCGTTTCAATAGCGGCATTGCGGCCTGAGTGCCCTTTGCCGCTGCTTTTTAATTTAAGGAGGAAAAGACTATGTTTGAGCGCAAGTTTACGTACGAAGGCTTTGACGGCAAAACCTACGAGGACACCTGGGGATTTTACCTGTCCAAGGCAGACATCCTGGAGATCCAGCTGGGCACCTTTGTGGGCCTGGATCAGCTGATGAAGCGCCTGATCGAAACCCAGAACGGCAAGGAGATCATGGCCGTGGTGAAGGAGATTATCCTGAAATCCGTTGGCCACACCAGCCCCGATGGCCGCAAATTCCTGCGCAATGAGGATCTGCGGGATGAGTTTTACCAGACGGACGCTTACAGCCAGCTGTTTACCGAGCTGGTGACCGACCCCGAGAAGGTACTGGAGTTCATCTTCGGTGCGGTGCCTAAGGACATTGGCGATAAGATGCGGGAGGAATACGCCAAAACCCATCCGACCGCAGACAGCCAGGCCGCCGCAGAATGACGTGATCGCCTATGCTTGCCATAACCCTGCCAGCGGCTCGGCTGTTTGACGAGAGGACAGAGGAATTTGTTTCGCTGCCGGCGGTTACGTTAAAGCTTGAGCATAGTCTGATTTCCATTTCTAAATGGGAATCAAAATGGCATAAAAGTTTTTTAAGCGCCAAAGAGTTTACGGTGGAAGAGTTCCGGGATTACGTGCGGTGCATGTCTATTGGGCAGGAGCCAGGGGCCGAGATCCTGGCCCGGATAAATCCTAAACACATTGCCGATATATGGGCGTACATTCAGGACCCCATGACCGCCACCACCATTACCCATAGAGGCAAACAGCGGATGGTGGCTAACCAGCGGATCACAGCCGAGACAGTGTATTACTGGATGGTATCCTTCGGGATCCCGTTTGAATGCGAAAAGTGGCATTTGAACCGGCTTTTGATGCTGATCGAGGTGTGCGCTATCAAGCAGAACCCGCAGAAGATGAACAAGCGGGAAGCGGCGGCAATGCGGGCCGCAGCCAACGAGGCAAACCGCAAACGATTTGGCAGTAAAGGATAGAGACGGCCATGCCAAAGATCATTTCTTTTTCCCAAACAGGAAACTTTAAGAAAACCGATCGATTTTTTCACAGAATCATCGAAAAGCATTATATGCGCAAGCTTCGCCTGTTTGGCGAAAAGGGCGTGAACGCTTTAAAATCCGCAACGCCCAAGGATACGGGCGAAACGGCAAACGCCTGGTCCTTTGAGATCCAAGAGGAAAACGGACGGCTGGGTCTTTACTGGAAAAACAATCACTTTAACGACGGGGTTAATATAGCGATCATTCTGCAGTACGGTCACGGAACGAAAAACGGCGGCTGGGTGGAGGGAATCGACTATATTAACCCCGCCATACGCCCTATTTTTAAACAGATGGCTGAAGAGGCCTGGAAGGAGGTGGTATCCGGATGAGCAGAGAGATTGATGAGAAAATCGTTGCGATGTACTTCAACAACGACCAGTTTGAAAGAAATGCCCGCCAGAGTATGAAGACCCTGGACGAGCTGAAGAGCAATCTGGACTTTGAAGGCGTGGGCGAAAGCTTCCAGGAGGTTCAGAAGATGACCTCCAAGGGACTTAACCTGAAGGATACCACCAAACAGGCCGGACTGTTCAGCAGAGCGCTTACTGGGATCGGCAAGGTGGCAAAGACCACATTCAACGCGGCCACATTCCCGCTTCAGGCGCTGAGCAGCGGCTTTAAAACGCTGGAAGGATACGTCGGGAAGGTTTTGGGCTTTAATCTGGCCAGCAAGCTGGTGAGCACCGGCGAAACCGTGATCCGGGCCTTTACCATTGACCCGGTACGCTCCGGCTGGTCCGAGTATGAGCTCAAAATGGACTCCATCAAAACGATCCTGACGGGTACCGCCGCGTCCTTCCGGAAGGAGATGGGTGATGCCTACACGGAGGAATCCCATCTGAAGGCGGTAAAGGCCGCCCTGGAGGAGCTGAACCTTTATGCCGACAAGACGGTGTACAGCTTCTCTGACATGACCAGCAACATTGGCAAATTTACCAACAACGGCATTGCGCTGAACGACGCCGTAATGTCCATGAAAGGTATTGCCAACGCGGCCGCTTTGGCCGGTCAGGGAACGCAGCAGGCCAGCATGGCCATGTACAACCTGAGCCAGGCCATCGGCATGGGAAAGCTGACCATCATGGACTGGCGCTCCATTGAAAACGCCAACATGGGCACCGTGCAGCTGAAGCAGACCTTCATCGACATCGCGGCGGCCATGGGCAAGCTCCGCAAGGAGGGCGACAAATACTACACCACCACTGGCAAAAAGATGGAGGTCACGGCGGAAAACTTCCGTGAGACACTTCAGGCCGGCTGGGCGGATACGGATGTTATCACCGCGGTTCTGAAGGTATTCAGCGGTGATTTTAAGGCCGTTGACCTGGTGGCTCTGGGCGTATCCCAGGATGTGGCCGAGCAGATGGAAAAGATGGGACAGGAAGCCATGGAAGCGGCTACCCAGGTGCGTACATTTACTAAAATGTGGGACGCGCTGAAGGAATCCGCTCAGTCCGGATGGGCCACCACCTTTGAATACATCGTTGGCGATATGAACGAGGCCACTGAGATGTGGACCCAGATGAGCAATCGCTTTGATAAATGGATCAGCAGCGCGGCGGATAAGCGCAATGATCTGTTCCGCGGATGGCGCGGTAAGGCGATGTTCTCGGATGTGGAAAAATACCTTCAGAATATTTCTGTGGAATGGTCGCGCTATGCCAATGAGGATTGGTGGCGTGATGGTGGGCTGTACGGTCTTGCGGGCTCCATCCTGAGAGATCTGGAGCAGAACGGCGGGGACATAGAGGCCGTTATCAAGAATCTGCAGGGTACCTATAAGCTTTCTGCCAAGGACGCGCAGCTGGTAATGCAGGCCGTAAACGAGCTGATGAACAGCGGAACGCTGGATTACCTGGGCAAGGACGGTCGATCCATCCTGCTGGAGGGCGTGAACAACCTGTTGGACGGCATCGGGAACATTGCCAGCCTGTTTGGCAGCGTAAAAACCTCCCTGTTCGGCGAGATGACGCCCCAGAAGCTGCAGGCCATGACTCAATCCTTTACCAACTTTACCGCAAAGTTTAAGGAATGGACCCTGACGATCGGCCAGAGCAGCTTTGTAAAAAACCTCCAGACCGGCTTTAAGGGCGTTCTTGATCTGCTGCGCCCCGTATGGAATTCCATCAAAAAGATCGGTGATGTGATCCTTGAGATTGCAAAGCCGGTGGGAGAATTCCTCGGCAATACCTTTGCCGGCATCGGCGAGTTCTTCAGCTCAATCTCCCAGAGCGGCGTATGGCAACGAATCGAAGGTTTTTACGATACTGTTAAGGACCTGGTGAAGGTCAAGGTTGGCGGCTGGTTCAAGACCGCCGGAGAAAACGTCCGCGGCTTCTTTAAGGCGCTGGGTGGAAAAGACCAGACCTGGTTTGACGAAAGAGGCATGTCCGGCATTGGGAACTTCCTGATTAACTTTGGGCAGAAGGTTTCCGGCGCGTTTAACGGCGTTGTCGGATGGAGCGGGTGGAGTGTTATCGGCGACGCTCTATCTTCCATTTGGTCCGGCGCGGTAAGTGTTTGGAATGCTGTATCCAATTGGTCTGGTTGGGGCGAAATAGGAGCTTTCTTCTCCGATATTTTCGGTTGGGTCGCTTCCAAAGCCACGAAGATTTACAACACCGTAACCGGTGCCTTTAAGAAAGGCGAAAACGGAGAAGAGTCTCCCGTAATGTCTTTCTTGAGAACAACCTATGAGACCGTATCAAATTTCTGGAATAAAACGATTATTCCATGGGAAGGTTGGGGCGAAATAGGAGCTTTCTTCTCCGATATTTTCGGTTGGGTCGCTTCCAAAGCCACGAAGATTTACAACACCGTAACCGGTGCCTTTAAGAAAGGCGAAAACGGAGAAGAGTCTCCCGTAATGTCTTTCTTGAGAACAACCTATGAGACCGTATCAAATTTCTGGAATAAAACGATTATTCCATGGGAAGGTTGGGGCGAAATAGGAGCTTTCTTCTCCGATATTTTCGGTTGGGTCGCTTCCAAAGCCACGAAGATTTACAACACCGTAACCGGTGCCTTTAAGAAAGGCGAAAACGGAGAAGATTCTCCCGTAATGTCTTTCTTGAGAACAACCTATGAGACCGTATCAAATTTCTGGAATAAAACGATTATTCCATGGGAAGGTTGGGGCGAAATAGGAGCTTTCTTCTCCGATATTTTCGGTTGGGTTAGCTCAAAGGCCACAAAAGTATACAACGACGTAACCGGAGCCTTTAAGAAAGGCGAAAACGGTGAACCGTCCGCTATTTCTCAATGGCTTACAGAAGCTGGAAATTCGATTTCTACGGCTTGGGCAAGCGTTGAAGAAAAGATCCGGCCAATAGCCAGCAAGATCTTTAAGTTCCTTACTGACGCGTTTAACTATATTGTTGAGCTCGCAATTCCTTCCGCCAATGCAGAAGAGGCCGACGCGGGAGCCATTGGAGAATCCGTGGCCAGCGCCGGCGAAGCCGCAACGGCGGTCGTAGAGGCCCTTCCCGATCTTACTCCAGAGCAGGCAGAAGAAGCAGATCAGAAACTTACTTTCTTTGAGCGATTGCTTAAATCTCTCGGCGATTTCGTCACGAAGGTTGGAGATTGGGAAGGCTGGAGCGATATCGGAAATACGTTTGGCACAGTTTTTACTGC